GCTGCGCCGCAAACGTCAGCGGGCACCCGATCGAGCTCCCGCATCCGGCCCGATGGTCGCGTTCACCCAGCCCGGCAACGGCGGCTGACAGCGTGGCAACCTCGATCATCGCCGGCAGCGGGATCATCATCTCGGTCGAATATGCTGCCGACGGGCTCGCTTGGGCGCGGCTCTACGACAGTCTTCTGCTCGGCTGGTACGTCGACCACGAGCCGCCTTGGACACCACCGCCGGCGCCGATCGGTCAGGTTCCGGTCGTCGCGCCGGGCGAGCCGCCGGTTCCGGCCATCATCGGGCACCTGATCGCGCTGGCGCCGCCAACGCCGCCGATCCTCTCGCCGCAGTGGGTCCAGTACATCGCCCCAAACGTCTTCGTGCCCGACCTCTGGCGCGGCACTACATCGGAATTTTTCACCTGGCTCGCCACCAACAACGGCGCGCATCGCCTGGTGGGCTCGTGTCTGTTGGTCGATAACAGTTTGCAACAAGCGTTTTCGCTGTGGGCGCACGAGAACCCTGCTCTCGTTCTCGTCGGCGACCCGCCGCCTCTTTGAAACTACCCGTTCCGCTCCTGCCACCACCCCGCTTCCAGCGGGCGGGCGGCGGCGGAACTCTACCCGCCGACCAGCTTCCGCCTGCCACCACCCCGCTTCCAGCGGGCGGGCAGGGCGCGGAAACCCTAACCCATCAGCCACTCGTAAAGGCCCGCTAAGACGCCCGCGGGCCCCGGCATAGCCGGGACACCCCATCGCCGGGCAAATCAGCGGCCACCCCGAACGACGGCCTGTTCAACCCCTCCATCAGGAGCACGGGCCATGTCTATTGCTGCCCAAGTACTCTATCGCGACCAGTACATCGCCGCGTTTGAACGCCGCCAGACCGTGTTGCGTCAGGCGGTCACCACCGACACCGAGAGCCGAGGCTCTGCCGTCTACTTCCTGATTGCCGGGTCCGGTAATCGTCAGGCGGTGACGCGCGGTTCCAACGGTCTGATCCCGCCGTCGGATGACAGTCAAGCGCAAGTGCCGATCACCTTCGCCGAAGCCCACGACCTCAACGAAAAGACCAACTTCGACATCTTCAAGGCGCAGGGCAACCAGCTCCAGCTCATGCGCGAGAACGGCATGGGCGTGATCAATCGAAAGATTGACTCGGTCATTATCGCGGCGCTCGAAAGCGGCACCGTGACGTTGGGCGCAGTCGGGGCGATGAGTAAAACCGTCGCCAACCGCATCGTCACCATTCTGCGCAACGCCTTCGCCGGCGAGGCCGACAGCGGCAACCTCTATTCCCTCGTGTCGCCGGCCTGCTGGTCCTACCTGACCGATATCACCTCGTTCGCCAACAGCCAGTATTCGCGCACCGGCGGCAAGGTCGACGAGGGCATCCCACAGATCGGCAACTGGGTCTACTGGATGGGGATGAACTGGTCGGAGCACACCGGGCTGACCGGCGTCGGCACCGCGACCTGCACTTGCCTGACCTGGCACAAAGCGGCCATCGGCCACGCCATCGCCAGCGGCACCGTCGACGCCGCCATCGGGAGGGATGAAAAGCAAGACACGAGCTGGGCCCGGCACTCGGTCTATCACGGCGCCTCGAAGCTGCAGAACAGCGGCATCGTCAAATTCACCCACGACGATTCCGGACTGAGCTCGTAACCCCACACACCGAAAGGAGGCCAGCTATGGCCTATAACCAAAACAACCTGATGCGCGTCAGTGGCTCGCTCGGCGGCGGCGGCGTGCTCTCGACGATCTGGATTTACAAAAGCGCCGATACCTATGCGGTGGTAAAAGCCGCGAACTACATCTCGAACGCCCGCGAGATGGGCATACAGGCGCGCGACCTCGTCATCATCGAGGACACCGCCACCCCGGCAACGACGCTGGCCAACATCCTCACGGTGACCGCCACCACCTGCACCATGTCGCAGACCGGCGTGGTAGTCGCCGAGTAGCAGGGCGCGGGCAGGCGGGCCGGTTTCGGCCGGTTCGCTTCCCCGCGTAACTTTTTGCCATCACGATTGAGGCGCCGAAAATGAACATCCCGATCCAATTACTCCCGATCAGAATCGGCCGGACCCAGTTGGCCGAGTTTGCGCGGGCGAGCTATTTCATTTTGGCTCGACCCGGGGTAACGCCCGATCACATCGTCGATCCCGATTTCTGGGTCAATTGGGCGAGCACTCTAAAGATCAACGATCGTATCGAGGTCGTCGCTGCCGATGGCTCTTTCGACATGGAAGTGCGCGTCGTTGCACTCGACCCGCGCGGCCTGTGGGCGCGTGTTCGACCGCTGCGCATCGCCGAAGGTAAGATCCCGGTATCGAGCTCACCGACCGGCCAGTACCCTGACGCCGAGGGCTACATCGTCGAATTTAGCGACCATCACCGCTGGCGCATCATCCGCGGCAACGACATCGTCGCCCGCGACTTCCCCGACCAGGCCTCGGCGATCGAGGCTTTGCAGCAAATAAAACAAACAAAGCGGCCGGTGGCGATGCCGCTGGTGCCGCGCATGAGCGACCCGAGGCCCGAGGAGCCCGAACCCGAGGCACCGCCGGTCGAGGAGCCGCCGGGCGAGGGCGAACCGCCGGCCGAACCCGATGAGGCCGCAAAGCGTGCTCGGACAGGCACGGGGCAGTTCGCCGCTAAGCCGAAGGCGGCCTGACAGACCTGATGGAGGCCGCGCATGCCCGTCACGAAATCACGCCTCTACGCCGACGCGCTGCGTCACCTCGCGGAAGCTCGCCTTGCGACGATTACGGATGACGTAGAAGCGAGATACGCCCTCGACGACGCCTACCCGGAAGCTGTCGAGTTCGTCTTGCGTCAGGCGGCGTGGCGGTTTGCCCTTAAGACGGCGCCGCTGCAGGCGTCGAGCGGACCCTTGCCCGGCTTCGCTTATGCCTATGCCAAGCCGCAGGATTGGTTGCACAGCCACGCGCTGTTTGTGCTCACCGCCGACGGTCGCGAGCGCCCGCTCGACATCAAGGAGCAGGGCACGCGGTTCTACGCCAACATCGGCGCCGGCATCGTGCTGCGCTATATCTCGAAGGACTTTCTCATCCCCGAGCGTGCCGCCAATTCTTGGCCAGAGCATTTCGCTCAAGCGGTTTCAGCCTATCTGGCGTTTCTCGTCGCCGATCGCGTCACCGGCGAGCACGGCGCCGCCGGCCGCATGTCGCAGCTATTCTCGTCACTGCTCGGCAGTGCCACCCAGCACGACGCGATCCCCGAAAGTCCCTGGTTGCAGTATCAGCTCGACGGCACCTTTATCCGCATCGCCACCAACCTGGCGAACCAGGGCTTCTGGCGCTTCTCGCTCAAGACGACGTTGATTGATACGCCGCTGGCCGGCGCTGGCGAGGGCGGACTCATGCGCCGATTTGCCCGACCCGATGATCATCTGATGACACGCGAACTCTATTTGCGGACGGTGGATGGACAGCATCGGCCGTTCGATATCCGCGAGCGCGGGCAGTTTTGGCACACCGATGCCGACAGCTTTTATGCCGAGTATGTGTCGAGCGAGCTGAGCGTCCGCGCCGATCTCTGGCCCGACCAATACCTCCAGGCGGTGATGCGATTGTTGACCGCCGAGCGCGGCGACGCCGAGGCGAAGGATCAGGGCGCCGATTACAAATTGTCCCAGCTTGCCCTCAACGACGCCCGCGAAGGCGAGGCGATCGGCGACAACCCGTGGCTGGAGCATCAGCTATCGGGCGCCTATGCCCGCTGCATGCCGGCGGTTATCGCTCGCGGCTGGTGGCGCTTTGCCTTGAAGACGATTCAACTCAACGCTGAGATCGTCGGTCAGCCGGGCGGTCAGGATACCGGCTTCGACCTGATGTATCCGTACCGGTTTCCGCTGCCGGATGATTGGGTGCAGACGCATGCGTTGTTCATCGCCTGGAACGGCGCCGATTGCCCGATCGATATTAAGGAACACGAGCGGCTCTGGCTGACCGCGACGCCGGTCTTCCTCGCCCGCTACCTGACCACCGCCGCCTACGACGCCCGCCTCTGGCCCGAGAGCCTGGCAAAGGCGGTGTTGGCCTATCTGGAGGTTGACGAAGACGAGGACGACGAGCCGGGCGAGATGCAATCGCCAAAGCAGTCGGGTAAGCAGGAGGCCGCCGCAATCTGGCAGGACGCTTTTGCTGCAGCGCTCGAAGAAGCCGGCCTGCCGCGCCATCCCTGGACCCGCCACCAGCTCAGCGGCCAGTTCCTCCAATGCGCCCGCTGGGTGCTGGAACAAGCGCGCTGGCGGTTCGCCATCAAGTCGGTCGAATTGCAGCCGAACAACGACCCCTTACCGGGCGATCCGATCGAGGTCGAGCACGACGCCGCCGGCGCGATCACCGCCATTACCGCCCCGGCGCAATACGGCTACAGCGAGCGCTACATCAAGCCGGGCGACTGGCTGCGGACAATCTGGGCCGGGCGCCAGGTCGCCGAAGGCCTCGGCATGATGCACATCGACATCCCCTACATCGACGAGGGCTACACGATCCACGCCAATTGGTCGCCGCTGACCTTTCGCTACCTGAGCGTCGAGAAGGGCCTCGACCCGACCCAGTGGACGGCGCATTTCCGCGACGCGCTACTCGCCTACCTCGAACATATCGAGGCCCGCGGCAACCCCAAGCTGAGCGCGCTGGCGGCCGAGCGCTTCAAGTTCTTCCAGCTCCAGCTCCGCGAGGCCGAGGCGAACGACGACACCCGCGACGGCCCGGTCTACCACAACGTCGGCCGGGTCGTGCGCGCCAGATATGGCTGGGGCCGCGGCTACGGCATCGGGCCAGGGTATGGTCCGGCACAAGGCTGGTGGGGCTGAGCCGATAGATGGCGGCATCCGATGTCGGCCTTCTGAGTCTTAACGCCGGAGAAGTCAGCCGCCTCGCCCTCGCCCGCGTCGACCTTAAGAAGCTCCAGGTCGCCTGCGAGATCCAGAGCAACTTCCTGCCGCGCGTGCTCGGCCCGTGCGAATTGCGGCCGGGCACCCGCCAGCTCGACCGCACCCGCAACGACGAGCCGGCCAAGCTGATCGAGTTCTGGTTCGACGAGCAGACCAAAGACCTGCTGGTGCTGACCCCCGGCATCATGCGGATCTGCACCGACGGCGCATTCCTCAACCGGGTTGCGGTCGGCGTCACGCTCGTCAATGGCGATTTTCTCACCGACTTGTCGGGTTGGACGGGTGCCGACGAGCCTGGCGCAAGTTCGACTTGGCTTGCCGGCGGCGAGTTGGGATTGCTCGGCACCGGCAGCAATTATGCCCGCCGTGACCAACAGATCACGGTTGTCGACATCGGCGTTGAGCATGCATTGCGCATCCACGTCACCCACGGCATCGTCCTGTTGCAGGTCGGCCAGGCGGCCGGCGACAACAGTTACATCGACGCGACCTTGTTTGCCGGCTGGCACTCGATCGCCTTTGTCCCGACGATTGCAAATTGTTGGATCAGGCTCGGTGCCAACCAGGGCTGGACCTCGACCGTCGAGTCGATCGTGCTCGAACCGGCCGGCGAGGTCGACATCCCGACCCCGTGGGCCGCCGACGATCTCTCCAATATCTTCTACGATCAGTCGCAGGACGTGATCTTTGTCGCCTGCCTCGACGTGCAGCAGCAGCGCATCGAACGCCGCTCGCAGCGCTCGTGGAGCGTCGCGGTCTATCAGGCCGACGATGGGCCGTTCCGCTTGCCGAATATCACCGACATCACCCTGGCGCCGGGCGGATTGACCGGCAACGTGCCGCTGGTCGCCTCGCGGCCCTACTTCAAGCCGAGCCACGTCGGCGCCCTGTTCCAACTGACCCACCAGGGTCAGAACGCCTCGGCGACCTTGGCCGCCGCCAATCAGTTCACCGCTTCAGTGCGCGTCTCGGGACTGAAGCCGCAGCGCGATATCGCCCTGATCCTGACCGGCACCTTTGTCGCCACCGTCACCTTGCAGCAGTCGATCGGCGTGCCGGGCAATTGGACCGACAATGCCAGCGTCACCAGCCCGACCTCGCAGACCTTCAACGACGGCCTCGACAATCAGGTCATCTACTATCGCGCCGGTATCAAAGCCGGCCAGTACACCAGCGGCACCGCCATCGCCACCCTGACCTATGGCGGCTCGATCCAAGTCGGGGTCGGCCGGGTCAACGTCTACACCGGCAATACCGTCGTCCAGATCGACGTATTGCAGGATTTTGCCCGCACCGACGCGACGGCCGACTGGAGCGAGGGCGCCTGGAGCGCCTACCGCGGCTGGCCGGCGGCTCTGGCCTTCCACGACGGGCGCCTCTTCCAGGGTCAGGGGATCGCCATCTACGGCTCGGTCAGCGATGCCTATGCCAGCTACGACGGCTCGACGATCGGCGATGCCGGGCCGATCGCCCGCAGCATCACCACCGGCGGGCGCGACGGCATCCGCTGGCTCAGCTCATTGCAGCGGCTCATCGCCGGCACCGCGCAACAGGAAGTCTCGATCCGCTCCGACGCCTTCGATGCGCCGTTGACGCCGACCGCCTTTGTCGCCCGCGACTGCTCGACCCGCGGCGCCGCCCGCCTGCGGGCGCTGAAGATCGACGCCATCGGCGTCTTTGTCGGCCGCGACGACAAGCGCGTCTTCAAGCTCGTCTTCGAGGGCCAGTTCGGCGACTACCGGGCCCACGAGATGACCCGGCTCAAGCAGGAAATGTGCGATGCCGGCGTCGTCGATGTCGCAGTGCAGCGTAACCCCGACACGCGGATATGGTTCGTCCTGGCCGATGGCCGCTGTGCGGTTTGCACCTACGACGAGGAGGAGGACGTCGCCGCCTGGACCGAGTTTGTCACCTCGGGCGCCGGTAGTGGCGATAAGGTCGAGCGCGTTGCGGTGCTGCCCGGCACGCAAGAGGACGAGGTCTACTTCGTCGTCGCCCGCCAGTTTGGCGGCACCACGCGGCGGTTTATCGAACTCCTGGCAAACCGCACCGAGACGCAGGCCGAGATCCTCAACCGCACCAGCGACTGCCACCTCGTCTATGGCGGGCCGGCGACCAACACGATTGCGGTGCCGCACCTGACCGGCAAGCAGGTCGTGGTCTGGGCCGACGGCCACCCGCGTGTCACCCTGGCTGCGCCGGTGACGGTCGATGGCGCCGGCAATGTTACGATCCCCGGTGAGCCGGTATCCGCGGCGGTGATCGGATTGCCCTACACCGGCAATCTCAAGACCGCGAAGCTTGCCTATGGCAGCGAGCGCGGTACTGCCCTGACGATGCCGAAGAAGGTGGCCCGGGTCGGGTTGGTGATGGCGAACGTGCCGTGGCAGGGGCTGAAGATCGGCCGCTTCCTCGACAAGCTCACCAGCCTGCCGGCGACCTATCGCGGCCGGCCGCTGGCGGGCGACGAGGTGCTGATCGATTACGACGACGTGCCGAGCCATTTCAACGGCGGCTGGAACCCGGACAGCCGGGTCTGCTTGCAGGTCAGCTCGCCCTACTCGGCGACCATCATGGGCCTCGTCGTCGACATGGACGTGAATGAGCCAAACCCGCCCGAGCCGCCCCCGTCTCGCAACCGCGGCTGATTTCGAGGCCTTTTTCCACCGCGAGCCGCCACCGGTCTGGACCGGGTTGGTCACTGAAGAAGACGGCGAGATCGTCGGCGCCGGCATCGTTCAGTGGGACGATTACGGGCGCGCCTGGGGCTCGTACAGCGCCCGAAAGCCTCTACCGGTCGTCACCATGCACCGAGCCGCTTTGCGCATGCTGGCGGCCCTGGAAGCAGTCGAGGAGCCGGTTCTCTATGTCGGCCGCGATCAGCGCGTGCCCGGCTCCGAGGCGTGGCTGCAGCGTCTCGGCTTTGTCCGAGTGCCCGAGATGGACACCGACCCGAACTTTCCAGTCTGGGAGCGACGATGGCAGATTTCGGAATAACCGAAGCGTTGGCCGCGGTGGGGCTATCGAGCGCAGCCGAGGCCGGCACTGCGGCGGCGGCGGGAACTGCAGCGGCTGAAGCGGCGGCGGCTGGAACCGCGGCTACCGCGGCAGGCGTTGGGTCTACCGCGGCGATCGGCGGCACCGGGCTCTACGGCACTGCCGCTGCCAGCGGGTTTGCATTGCCATCGCTCGGCACCGTTGCGGGCTACGCCGGCCCGGTCCTCTCGGCCGGTGGCACCTTGCTGCAGGCGCAGGCGCAAGGCCGGCAAGGCGAGTACGCCGCCGCCGTCGCCCGCGCCCAGGCGGCCGACCAAGAGGCCAAGGCCAATCAGGAGGCCGCCGCCGGGGAGCAGGGCGCGATACAGCGCCAGCGCCAAGCCGACTATGTGCGATCGCAATATCAGGCGCGGATGGCGTCGGGCGGCACCGAAGCCGAGGGTGCCGACATGACCCTCGCCGATATCGCCGGACAGGGACAATACAACACCCTGTCAGCGCTCTACTCGGGACTGAGCGGGGCGCAAGCCTCGCAGCGGCAGGCCGCCATCGACCTGTTCGGGGCGCGCAATGTCGAAAGCGGCATCGCGCCGGCCCAGGCCGGCACCGTGCTCGCCGGGCTCAGCTCCTTCCTCGATAAGCGCGCCCGGCTCAAATACTACTCCACGGTCGGCGAATCGCCGTTGACGGCATAGGGGGCGGAAATGGCGATCACGCTCCCCGATTTCACCGCCCTACCCCAGGCGACGCCGCAACCCACCGGAAACCTGGCGCAATACCCATCGACCGATGCCGGCGCGGTCGGGCTCGCCACGCTCGGCAAGGGCCTCGAGGCGGCCGGCGGTGCCGCGACCGACATCGGCGCCTATCAGGACATTGCCCAAACCAAGATGAACAAAGCGGCGGCCGATGCGGATTTCAGCACCCGCGTCATCCCGATCACCGAGAAGCTGAAGGTCGAAACCGACCCCGAGAAGATCACCGCCTTGCGCGGGCAGTATCAAGAGGCGTTGGAGACGGCGAGCCAGGCGTTCGACAACTCCGACGCGCGAAATTTCTGGCTGAAGTCGCACGCTGCCGCCGTCGCTACCGGCGAGGCCGAGGCCGATCTGCGCAATACCGTGGTCAATCGCGACCAGTACAACGCCGGGACGATGAAGCAGGGCACCGATCTGGTGCGCGAGGCGGCTAACGCAACCGACCCGGCCGCGCTTGATATCGCACGCCTCAATATCGATCGACTAACCGATGCCGCGCGCACGGGTGGCTATATGACCGCCGTCGCGGCGCAGGAATACAACACCAAGCTCAAGCAAGATTTGATCGCCGGCCGCATCGGCGCATTGAACGCTCGCAGGCAATACGATGAAGCCGGAACCCTGCTGGCCCAATATCACTCACTCCTCGGCCCGGTTATGGCCGACCATCTGGAAAACACAATCAGGGTTGGCAGGGAAAAGGGCGACGTTGCCGGCGCCATCAATGGTTATCTGAACGGCGGCCCCGGGTACACGCCGGGAGCCTCTCTGGCGGCACCTGCCGGACCGGGGTTTGACAATTTCTGGGGGCGGATCAAGACGCAGGAAGCCGGCATCGGGCCAAGCGGCGAAGCGAAGGTATCGCCGGCTGGTGCAGTCGGCATCTCGCAAATCAAACCCGGCACGGCACGAGAAATGGCCGCGAAGCTGGGCGTGCCGTATGACGAACAGCGGCTCTACAGCGATCACGCCTACAACGAGAGCCTCGGCAAGCGGTATCTGCAGGAT